GATTGCTTGATTAGACCAGCCATCTTCGCAGGAATGATTACAAATCTATCCTGTTCAGGTGAGTTAGCCTCATCAAGTACCGTCCCCATGTTGATTAGCAAGTCAATAACATTAGACTTAGTAAGCGCTTCTGGAGTACCTGCTACACCTAAATCGATGTTACCAGAAATTGCTCCTGCTGTTTGTCCTTTGTTACTAGCGTGTACATCAGTCAACATGTCAGTTAGAACCCTTTGATCGATCTTAATCTTCATTCGCTCTGAAGCGTCTTTAGACCATTGATCCATCAATGCGATATCAGACTGAACTTGGTCAACGTCGTCTTCAACACAGGCAAAGTATTCACCTTTGTCGATAACTAGTTGCATCTTAGCCTTATCAGGGTTTTCGACTGCAAGGGTTTGTCCCTTGACATACGTTTTGATGGTGATTTCTGGTGTAGTACGGATATTAACCGTATCACCCATCTGTCGGATTTCACCTTCGTAATCCGTGTTTGAGATCGCTGACAACACCGTAGCGTCGTAGAAATTCTCAATCAGCTTCCCACTCCAGATTTCTGGAATGAAATTGCCGCTATAGTCCGGGCGGCCCGGAGATACTGCAAATTTAGCCATTATGACCTCCTTTTAATTAAGCAGTTACGATTCGACCTTCTCTCTGTGCAGAGAAAATGTCCCTTTCCATTCGACCACGTTCTTCATCACGACCTTTAAATAATCCCTTACGAACATCTTCAAAAAACTTTTGGATGTCTGCAGGAGAATAATTCTTAGATTCTTGAGACGCAGGTTTACCAGAACGTCCTCGTCCCGGTGCAACTTGTTTCTCAAGCTGTGAATTAGTATTTGATCGATTCTCACGAGCAGTTTCGGGTACTCCAAATTCCTTTTCCCAAGCCGCAAAGAAACTCGCCACACGTTTTGTATCTAGATTCTTCTGTGCGTCCTCTAAATATGTTTGACGTGAAATACCTGTTAGTGGATCGATAGATAACAACCAAGACTGAAAGTCTGCATTGTTATTAATATCTTGCCAATTAGATACTTCATTGGTAAGTCCAGCCCAAAACGCTTGTTCACTGCTAGCTTGTTGTTGTGCTTGTACTTGTTGTACTTGAGGCACAAATCCTTGTAGCTGTTGAATTGTTTTCTCCAACTGTGCAATCCGCCCATTTGCGGCATTAACTTCTTCACGAGCTGCTCGTCTCATAACATCAATCGAATCACCATACTCTTTCATATCAGCATCTGTGATCAAAGGATCTGTAGATACTGGTTCTTCAGGTTTGGCTGATTGTTGCATAGTTCCTAGCAACTGTTCCAGTTGTGAAACACGGGAGCTAACTTCTCTGTTCTTTGCGTTTAGGCGCGGAACATCGGCGTTATACATCCCTTGTAGCGTCTTGTACTTTTGTTCCCAAGACTCTTTTGGTTGAGCGTCTGACTCCACTTGCTCTTGTGGCTCAGACTTCGGTGCCTGATCTTCTACACTGTCGGAAGGTTGTTCTATAGGCTGCTCAACAGGTACTTCAGTAGCCTCGGTTTTTTCAACCTGTGCTGTTTCTGTTTCGCCGTTTAACTCTTTATACAACTCTTGTACTTCCTCAGACTGTTTCTGAACTTGCTTTGGTATTCCCATAATCGCTCCTATCGGTGTGCGTAATTAAAAGCAGCTGTCCTTGTCATGACTTTGCCGCCGTTTCAGGGGACTCTTTTACGAGCTTACTTAGCTCTATCAAAATCTGACACCGCCCCTGTGCAAGTGCCGTATTCTGTGTAGCGTTTGGTAGCCGCGATAACTCCTCTGTACTCCATCCTTCAAGCCACTCTAAGACTTCCGGGTATTGACGTACAGTGTTAGCTAACGCTTTGATAACTTCTGGACTAGGCCGTTTCATCTTGACCTCCCAGCGCCACCGTTACCAACTGTGTTTGCTTCCATTCCACCTTTGGGAGAACCGTCAGGTTGAGCAGCTTGTGCTTGCATTTCTGCTTGCTGCTGAGCTTTCATCATCTCAGCATTTATCTTCTCATCATGACTAGCTTTTTCCCGAGATGGAACAATATCATCCACAGGCATTTGCAACCCTTTGGCAATCTCGCGAAGAATCGCGGCACGGCCTTCCTTACCAACAATCTGCATATCCATTTCGTTGGCTGTTGCATTAAGAAATTCTATTCGACGCATGTTGACAGTTTCTTTAACAGCTAAGTTAACTGCTCCTCTAGGCATAATATCAACATCGCCTTTAATACTTTCATCTTCATCATACCGCATGTTATAAACAAACTGTCGATGAACAACTGGTTTGATTACATCATTATCAATGTGCATTACTACTTGACGTATCCCCTTACCAGCTGACCCCATTAACATTGATAACCCCGATGCTGTACGTCCTGCCCCTGACACATTCAAGTCACCATAAACATAAGAGGGGATGCCTGAATGGTCGTCAGCTAATTTACTAAACTTATCATATACAGCCATTAACGTATTAGCGTTATCGTCTGGTTGTGTAAATCGGACTGCAGGAGAACTAGAACCAAACGGATCATTAGTTACTTGCCATATCTTCCAAGGATGTAATTGAGTAATATCTTCATTAGGTGGAATACGTTCAAGGTTTACTTCAACTTGAGGGCCTGATGAAATACCCATGTTATTAATTAATGCACGAGCTGATGCGTTACATACACCTTGTATGTCTTCAATAATCTCAGGAATCCCCTTACCCCAAAACGCCCCCGGAGACTTAATAAAGGAAGTTTTGGCGTAAGGTTTTTCACCAAGGGGATCATAGTTAAGAACTGCTTTGATAACATAGTTACCTACAATCCAAACATTAGCATCATACTCACGAGCTTGATCTTCAATTTCTTCTTCGTCCATTCCCCATTCGACAAGCATCTTACCACTGACTTTACCCCAGAACTCTAGAGCGTCATAAATGTCGGTAGGTCTAGACTCGGTATGGAACTTACGTTCTTCTTCGTCTTTCATTAGCTCAACATCTTCGTTGATCCATGATTGACCATTACCTAATTCTAAAACTTTTCTAATTGCATCTTCATCGTAACCGGGAACTCCAATCATATCTGCAAGTTCAGTACGACTTAGCGGATGATGTTCAAATAAATATCCATCCCGTATATTAGTAATACCGGGTTCTGGATATATTTTAAATGGATCGACTCTTTCAAATTCTGGAGCAATAACTTCACCAGCTTCTACAGTAGTTCTACCCATTTCATCTTTTGTATAAACTAACTTACGTTGCCTACGAACAACAGGGCCTTTCAAGAAAGCACATGGGTAAGTAACTAAATCAGTAATAAAATCGTTAAATGATTCTCCCCAACCACCTTGTGCAAATTGATCTGAAATTTTTACTTTCATTTTTCTTGCACGGTTATCTGCATCTTGCAAAAGTTTAAATCTATAATCTTGCGTTAACATCTCTTTCATTTCAGCAACATCATCAGGTGTCGGTGCTTTCTGATGTTGTTCGATCATCTTCACAACCTCTGATGCAAATACATTTTGTAGTTCTGCAGTTTGGTCAGGAGACAAATCTGGAATAGGCGTTGGTTGCAAATCCCAAGGGGGAGTTCCTTGGTCAAGAAGAATATCACGCAACCAACTTTCAGCAGCACGACACTTAACTTCTGTTATCATCATGTAGATGTCAGAACCGCCTTGCTGATGAATCTGTTGTAATTTATCTGCTTCATACTCACCATTACGTTGACGTAAAGCTTTAAGCATAACTGTTTCAAGTGGTTTCTTAGAACGCTTAGCTGCGTCCCAACATGTTCGTAGATGAGATGTAATACCAAGTACAACGCTATCCGCCTGACGATCAGCGAGCGCTTTATCTCGTAGCTCTTTCTCTTGCTTAACAAGAGTCGCATTATCGATTACTTGTAGCATTACCGTATTATACCTCTAATATTTTTTCTCTTTATCTTTATTCTTTTTTTCAACAACTTCAAGATCCTTCATTTTAACTTTATCATCAGGATCATTCTTATCAGTGTAAACTACACCGCCGTCTTTGTATTCCCTAACTGGTAACTCAATTTTCATGTAAGGTTTACCTTGACCACAACTTCCTTTCATAATAACCTCCTAAACCTTTTTTGCCAACTTTGGATCTATCTTCTTTTGAACAGACTCTGGTAACTTAGCAAAACCTTTAAATTGTTTTGGTACTAGACCACCATCTTTATATTTTGGTATTGTTCCACCACCAGATTTTTTCTTTGCTTCTTTTCTAGGGTCAAAACCTTTAGACAGAAAGAACTGCATAAGGCTCATACTGTCAGAAGCTGGCCCATCAAAATATTGTTCTCGCAGTTTCATCTCTCTATCAGTCATAAACAACCTCCAATAAGTATATATTACATCATAGTATACACACAAGTTTGTGTTTGTCTAACATAAAAGTAACCCCCGCTAGGGGCAAACCAGCAGGGGCTACAAGGAGTAACATGAATGAAACATCAAGTGACAGGCGAATTATATCAAGTCCAACCCGCTGCCGCAACCCTTTTGACTTGTCTTTTCTGTAATGTATATGCTGCATCACTTGCGTGATTAATATGCAGCATAAGATATTGTAGCGCTTCTGCAACATGTGAATGTTTATTTTTTTCTATGTTGCCATTCTTTTTGTGGAATCTGTATCCTCCCATCATTGCTGCTTTAAGTTGTGTACATTTTGGATCAAGTAGAAAAGCTGCATCGCCGTCTACCTGACGCATTAAATAATCATCAACTGAAGACAAACGTGCTGACACGCTATTTGTTTTAGCTGGCATAACACGCAAACCTTCTGCTTTAATAATATCTACTGCTGATCGTTCATCAGTTTGAGCACGTTGTATACCTGCTGGATCACAAATAACCATAACAGGTGCACCACTAAAGCGTTCAAAGATTAATGGTTTAAGTATGGTGCGGACGAAACGCTGTATGCCCATATCGAAACTTACTGCCTCATCGAGAATCAACGTCCGTCCGCGAGGATCTTGTTGCCCTATTACTGCCGCTGGTGTCAAGCCTAAATCCATACCAACTACAACTGGACGTACACCATTTATAATCGGACGTAGGGTTTGTGCTGCAATATGGTAGTCTGGTCTAAAATATTTATACACAGGTTGTCCCGCAGAACTTAACCCGTATTCCCCGTCTACATAAACTCGAATGTATTCATCTGACCTACCTTGAGTATCATAATAACCTTCAGGTAAATTTTCTATGTTTTCTGCGTGTGGACTACGACCTGATGGCTGCTTAAATACTTGCCACCCGTTATCATTAGGACTAACTCCATCTTTAGAATCAAGTCCTTCCATTTGATAATACCACCAAGTATCCATAGTCGGGGGGTTAGTGTCACCCCACATACCAAACCATGATGGCCCACCATCTTTAGCAGATGGGAAACGACCAATACGTTTTGACATCGCGTCCATAATATCTGGGTGTATATCTCTGCACTCATTAAACCATGCAAATGTTAATTCAAGTGAGTTCAAGTTTGCAACATCGTCAGCATCATCAAGTGCACGAAACATTACTTCACACTCAACATCACCAACTTTAAAGAAAAAAGTTTTAGTAGTACGCATAAAGTTTCCACACACTCCCGTTGGAAACCAATCTAAAAAAGTTTTAATTGTCGTATCCTGCAACTGACGTGCAGTTTCACGGACAATAGCTACTCGTGATTTACGAATACCTTGTTTGTTAGGAGCCTGTTGTGATGCTCGACGTATTACTTCAAAACAACTGGCTACTGATTTACCCGAACCAACAGGCCCCATGAGTACACGCATCTTTGAATCAGATGCCATAAAATCTTTACACGTCTTTGTAGGGGTGTAATCAATATCCATTAGAAAATAACCGCGCCAAGAATGAAACTAACAATACAAGCGATGATAGGTTTCTTATGATACCTTACTCGTCTCGTCCATTCCCGAGGCGTATGACCAAATATAATCATGCTTCCTCCTTTTCTAACAGTATAACTATATACTGCGTTGGTATATTCTTTCTTTTCAGAATTTTAGTTCTGTA